AGGGTATATAGGCTCTTCTGGAGCAGGAACGGCCACAAATTTAGGTTCGCTAAGAATACAATCTATACAGGCTCAATCTAGTGCTGCCGACGCAACTATTATCATTTATGATGGTACGAGTGCTAGTAGCACAAGAATAATAGCCCAGTTTAAATTTGGTTCAGCGGCGAACGAAGCTTTCGATCATTACATACCAAATATGGGGTGTTATTTTAAAGAAGGTGCCTATGTGGCTTTAACTAATTGTGACTTTTTTGTTGCATATTATAATTAGGAGATAAAATGCCAGGATTAACAAATAGAAGACGAGCTATCCAAAGTGGTCAAGATTGGAGCAAAAGCACCAAAGGTTACATGGGTGGTGGTGAAGTTTTAGGTTACGAACACGGCGGTAAGGTTAAGAAGAAGTCTAAGAAAATGTATGGTGGCTAGAAATGGCTACTTCAGAAACCACTTCATTTGATCTTAGTGTAGACGAACTTATTGAGGAAGCATACGAACGATGCGGTCTTGAACTTCGTACTGGGTACGATTTAGAGACTGCACGTCGTTCGTTAAATTTACTTATTGCTGAATGGTCGAATAGAGGTCTTAATCAATGGTTAATTACTAAAAGTAATTTTACAGTTACAGAAGGAACTAATTATTATGATCTTGGAACCGATATAGTTGATATTACTTCTGCGGTTATCCAACGTGATAGCACAGATTATCAATTACAAAGAATAAGTAGATCTGATTATCTTTATACACCAGATAAAACTACTAAAAGTAGACCTACACAATTCTTTTTAGAAAGGCACATAACACCTAGAGTGTATGTTTATCCTACTCCTGAAAATTCAACCGATGTAATTTCTTATTACGCATTGACTAGAATGCAAGATGCAGGAGACTATACTAATAACATGGAGACTGTGTTTAGGTTTTTACCTTGCATGACAGCAGGTCTAGCTTATTATTTGGCTATGAAAAGAGCACCAGATAGAATACAATTATTAAAACAAGTTTATGATGAAGAATTTGATAGAGCGGCGTTTGAAGATATTGATTCAGTAAGTTCTCGTTTTCTTCCACCTAGAGCATTAATATAAAACGGAGAATAATAATGAGTTTTTTTGATAAATTAGCAGGTAAACGACAACCAATGTTTCCTACACCAAACTTACCTTCTATGCCAGTAAACCCCGCACCTAGGCCTATAACTATGCCAATAGGTCCTATGACACCTGTTGCATCCCCACAACGTAGTGTTAAAGATTTTAGTATGGGCAAAGACTTACCAAGTAGCCCAAGCATATCTCTTCCTAGTATTCCTTCAATCCCTTCTATTGAAATCTCTGAAGAAGTAGACACTACGGCAGAACTAAACGCATTACTACAAAGGAAAAGACAATTAGAAGCAGAACTACAACTTGTTAATGAACAAATTGCTGCTTTAAGCCCCTTTCAAGGAGGAAGAACAGGTATTGCTGGATTGTTTGGCGGCGGCGATTAAATGACAAGCTAAGGACGTTTAAATGGCCTTTGCAGCAGGAAAATATACATGGGGAATATGCGATACTTGTGGTCAACGGTATCGACTTAAACAACTACAAGAACAATGGGACGGCTATAAAGCTTGTCCTGAGTGTTTTGATATTAAACAACCGCAGTTAGATCTACCACCAATTGGAACAGATCCTGAAGCCGTGCTAAATCCAAGACCAGATCGTACAGAACCTTCTGCTATAGCACTATTAACAAATAATCCTTTTTTGACTACACAAGGAAGTGCAGTCATTAAAGTGTTTCAAGACGACCATGGAAAATCAACGGGGGATAAAGTACGTTTTAGGGGGACAGAAAATTTTGATGGATTTACAACAGCAACCTTAGAAGATCCTGATGGGTACTCAATAACTAAAGTTGATGACGATACCTATACTTTTACGGCTGCTTCAGGGACAGGAACAACAGGAATAAGGGGCGGAGGACCTTTAGCCTCTGTGGGACCAGCAAATACTTTATTACCATTAAATCCATTTCGGAGTGGAGATGCAGGTGCGAATAGTATAATTTCTGTAACTGAGTTTAAACATAACAGAACTACTGGTGATACAGTTAGATTTAGATCTACGGAAGCGTTTGATGGAATAACAACTACTGTACTTGAGAGCGCAAGTGGATATACAATAACAGTAGTAGATGATAATGAATATAAATTTACATCTAGTGGAACCGCCACAACAGGAGATGTTACAGGTGGTGGTGATACAGTAACAGCAGGACCAGTATAATGGCAGGAACAGGATTTACATACAGTCAATTAAAAACAGCAATACAGAATTACGTTGATAGTTCTGAAACTACTTTTGTTGATACGCTTGCTACTATTATTAAACAAGGTGAAGAAAGAATTTTAAAAGGAGTTTGGTTAGATAATTTTAAAAAGAACGTAACCGGGACAGCTTCTTCGGGAGGAGCTTATTTAGGTATGCCAACTGATTTTTTAGCCCCTTTTAGTTTAGCGGTAATAGTTAACGATACGTATCATTTTCTTAATTTAAAACAAACCAGTTTTATGAGGTCTTACAAACCAGCAACTTCTGGTTCAGTAACAGGAAGGCCAAAGTATTATGGAGAGTTTGACAGTGATACTTTTATTCTTGCTCCTACTCCTGATTCTAATTACACGTTTGAACTACATTATTTTTACAGGCCAGCTTCATTAACAGACGGAGCCGATAGTGGAACAACTTGGCTATCTACGAATGCTCCAACAACATTGCTATACGCCTGCTTAGCGGAATCTTCAATATTTTTAAAAATGGATCCGACAGAAATAGCTACATACGAACAACGATTCCAAGAAGCTCTTGCCAGACTTAAAAATACTGCGGAAGGAGCTGGAACACACAGTCAATACAGATACGATCAAGTTAGAATACCTACCACTTAATGTTAGACAAGCCTATAGCTGAGTTAGAAGGAAAAAACGTAGCTTTAATAGCTATGGGTCAAAGTCAAATAGACTATCATTTATCACAAGTTCATAGCGTATCATTTGATGAAGTATGGGCTATAAATGCAATGATTGGAGTTCTTCCAAAAATAGACAGAGCTTTTATTTTAGATCCTATGTCTAGATTTTTTGATACAGAAGACGCAGGAAGTATGACTCAAATGATGAGAAAATATTTACCTGAAGTTGATTATCCTATTTATACTTGTGAATTAGATAACAGAGTTCCTTACGCAGAAGAATTTCCATTAGCGCCGTTAATAACTGATTTAGGGTGTTCTTATTTTAATAACACAGTGGCTTATGCAATAGCTTTTGCACTATGGAATAAAGTAAATTGTTTAACAATATTTGGAGTTGATTTTACTTATAAAACAAACATGCACTATGCTGAGTCTGGAAAGGCGTGTTGTGAGTTTTGGCTTGCTAAATGTATGGAGAACAACATAGAAATATCAATAGCTCCTCGTTCAAATTTATTAGAAACTAACGTAGATATAAAAGAAAAACTGTATGGTTATCATCGTTTAGAGGATCCAGTTGTTACGTATGTAAAAGAAGGTACAATACAAACTTGTAGATGGTCAGAAGTGTTTAAAGAAAAAACACTTAATAAACCACAGATGATAGATAGAAATGATTTACCACCAGAACCAAAGGAGTATTAATGTTTTCACTTGATTCAGAAACAAAAGTTGGTAACCTTGGAGTTACTACGACAGATTACAGAGGGCACACTGTAGAAGAAGTTGCGGAAATGGCCACTAAAAGATTAGTTTCTATTAGCGACGAAGCCCCTGCACCCATTAGGGCACAAGCACACGCTTTTAGAGAAGCGTGCAAAAACGTCATTACGTATTATATGAATGAGGCAATAAAAAACCACATGTGTACAATATGTAATCAATTAGAAAAACAAGGTCATAAAGACCTAGCAAATATTATTAGGAGACTATAATGGCAATTACACAAGCAATGTGTACTTCTTTTAAAAGTGAACTTTTGCAAGCAGTACATAATTTTAAAGCTTCGGGAGGGAACTCTTTTAAGTTGGCTTTATACACAAGTTCTGCAACTATGACAGCAGCAACTACAGCGTATAGTACAAACCAAGAAGCATCAGGAACAAACTATACTGCGGGTGGAGCAGCACTAACAAATGTTAATCCAACTACTTCTGGAACCACTGCGTTTACAGATTTTGCTGATTTAACTTTTGGTACAGCTACCATTACTGCTAGAGGTTGTATGATTTACAACGATACAGCATCAGGTGATCCTGCGGTGGCAGTATTTGATTTTGGTGGAGATAAAACTTCTACAGCTGGAAGTTTTACAATATCTTTCCCAACCGCTGACGCAAGTAACGCTGTAATTAGAATAGCATAAAACTCCAATGGCTGGTTGGGGTCGAAGTACCTGGGGGTCTGGTCCATGGGGTCAGCCTGCGGTAGTTAATGTAACTGTAAACCTTACAGGGCTTGCAGGGACTTCTGCGTTAGGTACAGAAACAGTTAGTTGTGATGCTAATGTTTCGGAAACAGGTGTTACTTGTACAGGCTCAATCGGTTCCCTCACAGTTACAGGACAAGCTAATGTAACAGAAACAGGTGTTGCAGGTACTTCTGCACTAGGCTCAGTAAGTATATCGGCAGCTGCAAATGTAACAGAAACAGGAGTTTCGGCTACAGGTTCAGTAGGAAGCCTTACAGTTACAGGAATTTGTAATTTAAGTATTACAGGTGTTGCTGGAACAACCGCAGTTGGAAATGAATCTGTATCAGGTGATGCTAATGTAAGTGAAACAGGGGTAACAGCAACAGGTGCCGTTGGCACAGTTGTAGCTAATGGAGTAGCTATTGTAGGAGTAAGTGGTGCAGCTTCTACTATTTCACAAGGCGATGAAACCGTAACTTGCGACGCAAATGTTTATCCAACTACTGTAGTTGGAACAACTGCACTAGGAAGTGTAAGCACTGTTTCAAACAACGTAATTTCAATTACGTCAGATGCAAATACAGGAGCGATTGGAAGTTTAACAATTGATGCCCAATCAAAAGTTTCTGTCACAGGTGTTTACGGAACAGGATATGTAAGTCAGCTTCTAGTTTGGGGGCCAATTATCCCCGGACAAGATCCAAGTTGGACGGCAATTAACGACAGTCAAACACCTAATTGGACAGCAGTTTCAGATTCTCAAACACCAGAATGGGAAGAAGTTGCTTAACTATATAGTAAAAAGGTAATATAATCGAAACGGAGATTTAAAAAATGGCAAGCACATACGTAAATGATCTAAGACTCAACGAAATGGCGACGGGTGACGCGTCAGGAACTTGGGGTACGACAACAAATACAAATTTAGAATTAATAGCAGAAGCCTTTGGTAGTGGAACTGAATCACTGTCTGATGCGTCTACAGCAACTATCACCATGCAAGATGGAACAAGTGATGCTGCTAGAGCAATGGCACTTACCCTTTCAGGTTCTTTATCACAAGCCTGTACTGTAACTTTAGCCCCCAACACAGTTAATAAATGTTGGATTATTCAAAACAGTGCTGGTGATACAGTAACTATTTCACAAGGAACAGGCTCAAACGTAGTTATTCCTAATGGTGGAATAAAGATGGTTGTTTGTGACGGAGCAGGAAGCGGAGCGGCCGTTACTGACGTTTTAGATTTAACAGGTGGAACAGGAAACGTAGGATTAGGAAGTGGATCATTAGGAACAGCTTTAACAACAGGAACGGATAACGTAGCCATAGGTGAGAATGCTGGAGATGCCTTAACATCTGGCTCTCGTAGTACCTTTGTTGGTGATAATGCTGGCGGAGCAACTACAACAGCCAATAACAATGTTGGTATCGGAACAGATGCTTTATTGGTAAATACAACAGGTGCGTCAAATGTAGCAGTAGGAAAAGGTGCATTAGATGCAAATACAACAGGAAGCGACAATACTGGATTAGGAACACTAGCCCTTTCCGCAAATACAACAGCTTCAAATAATGTCGCAATCGGAAGAAGCGCTTTATTAGTGAATACTACAGGAGCAGATAATGTTTCTATTGGCTATAATTCTTTAGTAGCTAATACAACAGCGTCTGATAATGTTGCTGTTGGGAAAGGAGCAATGTCATCTAATACTACTGGTGCTAGTAATACAGGTCTCGGTCGTGCTGCTTTAAGTTCTAATACAACTGCAAATGACAATACAGCCGTAGGTTATCAAGCTTTAACAGCAAACACGACAGGAACACAAAACGTAGCAGTTGGTACAAGTGCTTTAGACGCTAATACAACAGCAGATGGTAATGTAGCTATTGGTCGTCAAGCCTTAAGTGCTAATACAACTGGTGCTGGAAATACTGCGGTAGGTACGAATGCGTTAGTTGCCAACACTACAGCCGCTAACAACACCGCAATTGGTTTTGATTCTTTAGGAGCAAATACCACAGGGGCTGGTAACGTAGCTGTAGGAATATACGCTTTAGATGCGAATACGACTGCTGATAACAATACGGCAGTTGGTCATCATTCTTTAGGTGCTAACACAACAGGTGCTTCTAACAATGCTCTTGGTTATGCTGCTTTATACACAAATACCACAGGTGGTAATAACGTAGCTATTGGAAATAGTGCTATGGAATCTAATACAACTGCTTCAAACAACACAGCAGTTGGTAAAAGTGCCCTATATGCAAACACTACAGGTTCAGAGAATACCGCAGTAGGGGCAACAGCTTTAGATGCCAACACTACAGGGGGTGATAACGCAGCCTTTGGTTATGGAGCATTAGGAGCCAACACAACTGGTGCAAGC